ATTGGCTTCCATGCCGACTTGCATACTGGACATATTTCCATAGCTAACTCCTCTTGTATCTAACTCCATCTCTTGCAGAGCCATTTTTATATTGATATTTATTATTGCTTTCCATGACCTCAGATAAGGATGAACTGCCATAGGATATTTGAGTTGCTTGTCTCGAAAAACTGCCATACATATCCGCATCATCTTTTGCTATTGTCTGACTGCCCCAATCATCAACTTCATTAGATTTTTGACTGCTTAGTTCTTTAAACATTTGTTTAAGTTCAGTGCTTCCACTGGCACGATCACCACGACACATAAAACAAGTTTTAGGACTATCTCGTCTTTGTTTGGCTTTCTTTAATGGATCTCCACAAACACTGCAATTTTCAAAATTTTTATTATCTATGGCAATTTGTTCTTTAGTCCTGCGAAAAATAGGAAGGTGTTTATTTGGTTTGTTTGTCATTTTTTTCTTTCTCAATAAACTCCCCACCGATACCGCTATATCCTGCGATATCGATCCAACTATCTTTTTTGGATGGGGAATAAATAAGTCTAGCGACCTTTAATAAGATTAAGCAGAGGACAACTTGTTGGGTAGTTACTTTTATTCCAAAAACAACTGACCACAACTCAGCGATCCTCTTATGGTTATCGTGAGCATCTCCATAATCGTCTGCTCGATCTCCATTGATTAATCCTATCGCACTTTTTAAAATATCTTCTCTTTTCATCTAGAAGGGTATTTCATCGTCTAAAGTGTTATTGTCGGCTATGGTTGTAGAATTAGTCATAGTTTGACCTTCAGCATCTTTAGGAGCAGATCCAAATGCAAGACTTTGAACATTTAAAGATAGGGATGTTTTAGTTTGCCCATCTTTATCATATTCTCTTGTGGATAACTCTCCGACTAAAATGACTTGCTGACCTTTTAAAAGGCTTTTGTTTAAGGCTTCTCCTCTTTTGCCCCAAATAGCACATTCAATCCATAAAGTTGTTTTTCGATCTCCAAAGCCAACGTCAGAAGCTATGGAAAAATTACAAACCATATTTTCTCCAACTGGTTTAAGCACAGCATCACGAGGAAGCCTGCCTTCAAAAGTACAAGTATTCATTAGTTAAGTTCTCCTTTTTTTGTTTTAAATTTTTGGATTATTTTATCGTCAGTCGGTTTATGCTTCACATATAAATCAGTTAATTCTTTTTGTGATTTTGCATTATCAATTAGTGAATTTAGATCAGATTTGGGTTCAGGGTCAGGGTCATCATCTTGATCCCATCCCATTGCACTGATGCCATCATTATCGGCAGTTGGTATAGAAAACGAACTTAGTATTGAGTATCTCCGAGCATAACTGACACTGCCGAAAAATTTATGTGGGTCATTGTAATCTTTGCATTTGATTGGAGTTCTATCTGATAAAGTTTCTCCTGAACTATGCATAATTATTGTAGAAACAAAATACTCGCCATCCTCAAAGTTTATGTTTTGAGTAAAAGTTAAATCAAAATCTACTGCCTTTCTGCAAACAGTTATAGCTTCTTCTAGTGATGCATAAGTTGATGACTTGTTACCTTTTTTAAAAAAACTATTTTCAGCCTTTTCCTCAGCAAAAGGTCTTGTCTTATGAAATGAAATAAGTGCCTTTGCTAATTGTGAGCCTACTCCGATAGGCTTGGAGGAGGTGTGACCTATCGGAGCAGTGTGATCTTCAGTTTTATTGGGAGCGACTGAAGATCCTAATTTTGGTTTTGGTATTATATTTCCTAATTGTTGCATAATGTTATCCTCTTACTATTATTTTTTGCGACTTTGACTTGTATTCCATGACCAAATGCTTCACTGGCATTTCGTGGAACTAATTTTTTGATACTATTTTCAGCATCTTTAAAAATTTGATTTGCTCCAAAAGATTGAATATATTGCTCCGCCCTTGCTTTCCACAATGGATCAGCATTCATATCTACTGGTACTTTATCCTCTTGAGGAATTGGTGCTTCAGCAGTTGGAATGTCAGTTGGCTCAATATCCATCTCGACACAACCCATAAACCACTTAGCAACATCAATTAATTTTTGCTGATACTCTTTATCTATTTTGACTTCATGGATAACTGGCTGATCGCCTGCCTTAATAAAAGACAACAACCCATAAGGACATTTTTTGCCAGTGGTCTCTTCAATTAAATAGGCATTCCAGTGTAGTTGTGGACTGTAGTATTTAACTAAGCGAGGGATTACGTCTTTATATTCTTCATCTCTTTTAGGTCTACCCATCGTGAACTTAGCATCAATAACAGCTAATCTATTTTTGTAGCCTTTAACAACTCCATCAACAGTGCATCTCATAAAGGGATATTTCGTGCCATTGTAAACTTTTTGGCGGTCAATTATGGGAAGGTCTAAATAATGCTCAGACCACTCGATATTAGCTTCCTCAGTTATATGCCCCATGATAACTGCCCAAACCATTGTCAAGTCATCTCGTTCAATCTTGCCAGTTTTTTGTTGGAATAATTTTAATATGCGTTCAGGTTCGCCTGAAGCTAGTGTGGTGATATCACTACCACCAATCGTGTTTTTACGTTCAGCTAGACTTTTTGTGTCTAATCCAAACTTCTCAAAATATGGATATGCCATAGGTAATCTCCTCTCAATTCATAGTAGAGATTATACCTTATAGGAATATATTGCAATATATTTATTCTATATTGGTTCTAGTACCAACTATTTTATGTATGGCTTTTATATCTGAATTTTTAAAAACCTCAGTATTCTCAGGATTTAGGGTTGATAGTTTATACTGCCTATCAGTGACTTCAAAAACCCTGCGGACTAATCCTGCAACTTTGCCTGCAACATCTATATGAACAACTGCATAGTCTTTTTCCTTAACTTGCAATGTGGGATCTACATAAAGTATTTCACCATATAAATATCGTTGCTCCATATTTTCAGAAAGCATAAAGCAGGCATATGCCTCTAGATTACCAATAAGATAATCAGGTCTTACACAGTGGGTGAACATTTGCTTTTGCACCTGAAAGCCTTCAGCACCATTTGGGAAAGGTAAGCCAAACATAGGCAGATCTTCTATAGGTTTAGCTGACTGTTGATCCATTGGTTTTTTATGGATTACATTTGCATTGCTTAAAATAGTATCTTGCTCAACCTTAAAAAATTGAGTTAACTTTTCAAGATGTATGCCTAACTTTCTATCGCCTCGTTCCATTTTACTATATTCAGATTGACCAAGTCCAATAGCATCAGATACCTCGCTTTGTTGCAGACCTTTATTAGACCTCAACACATAAAGGTTATTTGGAAATTTCATTTTAGATAATTGCTCCCTTAACAAAAAATATTGATATATTAATAATAATATTTATTCAATTTATTTGTTAAGCAGGCGGTGCTATTGGAAGATTATCCCAAATAATTTCAGACAATCTACAAACTGACGATCTAATAATTATTTTTCTTAATTTATATTTAAATATGTATCCCATTTATCAAGTCCTTTTTATTTTATGCTTGTGGACTTACTTGATCCCACAAGATTAGTTTACATGAGATATATAACCATAGGGCAAGAATATATAATTGCAATATTTTTTTAATTAATGTGTTAAATGTATTGACTACTTCAGATATATAGTTCATATCTATAATTATAGTGCAACTATAATGAACTAAAATATAAGGTTAATCTAAGTGAAATTATCACAATATCTAGTTAAAAATGGAATATCTCAGAAAGAGTTATCTGATCTATTAAAAGTTTCGCAACCAACAATTCATAAATGGCTTTATTCAAAATCTTTACCTTCAGCTAAGAAAATGTTGGCAATTCATACCTTCACAAAAGGCAAGGTAAATCTTCAGGATTGGAAAATGTAATGGGAAAATTCTCAAGAGATAAAGGCTACCGAGTGGAAAATAATCTCAGGAAGCAGGCTTTATTGCATGAAGATATTGAATGTATTCGAGTTCCATTGTCAGGCGGTGGTTCAATAAAAGGTGATTTAATCGTCAATAAAGTCGGTGAAGATAAGTGGAATGTTGAGGCTAAGTGCAGGGCAAATGGTTTTAAATCTATTTACGATTGGTTTGCAGGCAATGATGCTTTGATTATTAAGGCGGATAATAAAAAGCCATTAATAGTTTTAGATTTTGACGATTGGTTGGAGTTGTTAGCTAGACGATGAAGGTAACTCTTTTGGATTATGAAATGGCTCAGGGTTCAACTACTGGATCTCTCAGGCATATTGGAGCGATTAAGAGAGGCTACAAAAATAAGACTAAGCTGAAGTCCAGTTGGAATAGTCATATTGAAGGTGCTTGCGGTGAGATAGCAGTATCAAAGGCTATGGGTAAATATTGGGGCGGATCAATAAATACGTTTAAAAGTGGGGGCGATATTGATGGCACTGGTTGGGAAGTAAGGACACGAAGTAAACAAGGTTATGACTTAATTTTGAGAGATGATGACCCTAAAGATAGAGTTTATTTTTTGGTTGTTGGAGTTTGTCCATCCTATGAGATTAAGGGATGGATAAAAGGTGGCGAAGGTATGTTGGATAGGTTCGTCAATGATTATGGAGACTATGGGAAGGCATATTTTGTGCCTGCAAGTTTCCTAAATGATATTAACAGTTTGGAGGTTTAAGTATGAGTATGAAGGCTTTTGCATGGGGTATGTCTCAGAAGGTTGGAGATCCTACTACAAAGTTAGTTTTATTAATAATATGTGATCATTATAACGACAGCAAAGGCTATGCTTATCCATCTCAGGATAGGATAGCTGAGTTCTCAGAATGCTCAGTTAGAACAGTTCAAAGGCACATCAAAACTTTATTAGAAAATGGTCTTATTAGGGTGCAGGCAATACCAAATGTTGCCAACAAATATACTATCCCTGCACTTAAAATGGATACGACAAATCAGGTAATTGATGAAGAAATGGATACGACAAATCGTGCAAATGGTGACGACATGGGTGACGTACGATCCCTTAAGAACCCTTATTCTATATCTAATAAATTAGATATAGCGGAGAATACGACAAAAACGTATGGAGATTTGGTTTATCAAGATCATTTAAATTGGTTAGCAAAACAGAATACTGGAATAAAATATCTGCGACCATTTGTGGGTAAATTAAGAGAGATGATTAAGGGTAAATCTCGTATGTCAAATGAGAAGGTTTATGAACATCTTCATAATTTATTTGTTGAGGTGCAGGAGCATCCAAAAGGTGATCTGCAAAGTTATTTGATGGCTTCAGCTAAATCGATAAGTGAAAGATTTGATAAGCCAAAAGAATTAAGCGATAAGCAACAAAGTTATATTCAAAGTGTCATTGATCAGGTTTATAAGAAAAAAGATATGCCAAGTTATGCAGGCACAGATTTTCATAAGCTGAGGGCAGATTGTGAGAAGGCTATGTTGGAAGGCAAGATGCAGGCAATTCTAGATGAGTTTGACATTCGATGAGGAAAAGAAAAGTACCACTGCCGAAAGAAGAAAGAGTTTTACCAACTCCTGAGTTCTTGCAGAAGCATGAAGTTATTGAGAAGCCAACAAAAATTGCAGGGCAAAAAATATTATATGTTACCGATCAATTATGGATTGATACTTATTTTAAGAAAGGTGTAATCGATTACGATCAATATCAGACTGCTCAGAGGTTATTGGGTTTGTATATGGCTTCAGGGCGAAATCAGAAGCTAACAGCTACGTTGTCAGATCAAGTGGCAGGAAAGGATCTGTCAGGTGACTTTGATCGTGCTGAGGTTGCTATGATGGATTTTATTAAGGTTGCTAGAACGATGGGTAAAAGAAGTTTCAGTATTGTGCAGGATGTTGTGTTGCATAATTACTCAGCGAAGGAATGGGCAATAAAAAACAGCCGAAACGAAAAAGCATCGGCTGAGATATTGAGATTAAGTTTAGATGATCTTGAGGATGCCTTTAAGAAACTCTCCTGATTTGATGGTGATTGAATATTTGATTGTCAATCTCATCTGATACATCTTTAAATGAATTTAATTTGGCTCTGAGTTGATTATCAGGTCTCCTTGATAGTTCATCCTCAAGTTCACGAATATACAATTCATTAAAGTTTTTAAATGAATGTAAATCTGAAATGTTAAATATCTTAAACATTATACAAAAATCACTAATGCAAGATAAGCACAACCAAACATCATAAGCAATGCGGTCATTTCGGCTACACAAGTTAAAAAGTATTTCATAGTATATCTCCAATATAAATTAACTATTAGGCATAACAGTAGAATATATTGCAATATATGTAAAGACATATTGCACTTAGGATCTTTCTTTGGTACAACTTGTATATGATTGAAGTAATTGACACTAGATGTTGATTTTTAGTCTCCTTAAACTTTGTTGTTAAAAGCCTCACAGAAATGTGGGGTTTTTTATTTGGTGGTATTTATGAGCAGAAAATATACTGAAAAAGAATGGATCGAGTTCCTGAAGAGAATAGGTGAAGGAAGATCCGCTAGAGATGTATGTGGCAATGATAAGGATATGCCGACATGGAGATTGGTATCAGACAAGCTGAATAGCGACAATGGATTTGCCAGTAGATATGCAATGGCTATGGAGAATAGAGGTCAGGTATATGCAGATAAGATTACCGATACAGTGAATGATATGTTGAATGGAACGATAGATTACAATCAGGCTAGAGTGGCGATAGATGCATTGAAGTGGCAGTCAAGTAAGTTAGCACCGAAGAAGTATGGCGATGTTCATAGGATGGAAGTGAAGCATGAGGCTAGTTATTTGGATGCATTGAAGGAAGT